TTAAGGTTCAAGACCTGTCTGAGACATTTCTGTCAGTTGGTTGTTTTCAAAGACAAGAGAAATATTGGCACCATTTGTTTCGGTTTTTAAGCCGCTAATCCAAATGGCCTGTAAACTTTGATTGTCACTCGAAGAAGCTTGGCTGTAATTATCTGGTTCAGTCAGGATTTGTTTGACTGCTTCATAGGACATACCTTTTTTTAATTTTTGATAATCTTTTTGTGAAAGGTTTAAGTCCCTCACAAAAGCAAAGTTTGATATCGTTTTAACGATACTACTATTATCATAGAGATTAACATTCAGCGTCACTTGGTCAAATTTCCAAGTATAGGAATCAAGTGTCACACTTCCTGCGGGCCGTTTTTCATGTTGAGTAGGTTGTCCAAAAAGTGCTATGAGCTCTTCAAGACTGGTACCACCCTTAAATTCAGCAGCAGCAGTAGCTAGTTTTATTTTTTCAACATTAGCGCGAACATCTTGATGATCTGCCTTTTGGACCTCTGCTGTAGTGGTTGTTTTACTGCTTGGAGGAGTGGTTTTGTCTTTACTGGTGGAACAAGCTGATAAAGATGCCACAAGTAAAGGAAGCATCAAGAAACTAAGCACGGTGTGTTTTTTCATAATCATTTCCTAACTCTTTTCTTTTAACCCATTATAACATATTTTAATCCGAAAAAGAGGAGTTTGGGGAGAAATGGAAACCTCTTTCAAAAAGACTTTGCTTAAAGTATAACCTGATAGGAGGCCTCGAAAATGATATCTCAGTTAGATGATAACAGTAACAAAAAGTCTTTAAAGGATGTCAGGTATTCCTTTTTGTTCTCCCTTTTATAGAAAGTTACGGTAACTTATGAACAAGACAAAAAGAAAAAACCTTGATATAACAAGGTTTTAATAAGTTATGGTTACTTACGGTAAGTATTGATGGAGCTGGTGGGAGTTACTTGAACGTTGTTAAATTAACGTTTGTTGAGAATTAGTTGTCAATCTAGTTGCTTGTTGGTAACAAACTCATTGAATTTAGTTCCAATGTCATCGATCGCCGATTGTGTGATGTGGGTATATACATTCATCGTTGTCTGTAAATCTCCATGCCCCAATCTATGTTGTACCTGTTTCAAGGATAGACCTGATTCGAAAAGTAAGCTTGCATGAGTGTGCCTGAAACCATGAATTGTGATTTGTGGTAAGTCTGTCCCTTTGATAATTTGCAATAGCCATTTTCGTGGTAAACTTGGCGTCATAATTCCACCTGATTCAGATTGGAACATAAGAGTGGAAGTAGGAAAAGTTTCACGAAGTTCTAGTAAAATTTCCAAAGTTTCATCATCTAAGCTGATTAATCTATCGCTCGATTTTGTCTTCGTAACATCTATTTCTAGTCCAACTTGAGTACGTGTGACAGCTTTATTAATTGATAGAGTATTGCCATTCAAATCATCCCAAGTTAGTGCCAGAAGCTCCCCTTTTCGTATCCCAGTAAATGCTAATAATCTAAACAAGGCTATTTTTTCAATGTTGTCAGTTTTTTCAACTAGTTCAAGGAATTGTTTAAGTTGATCCAGTGTATAAAAATTATTATTCATTTTTCTTTTCCTTTTTATTTTTGGAGGTGTAATTGGCAAAGCTGGATTGTTATTGATATATCCGTATCTAACAGCTAGATTTAAGATATTCCTAACAAGCCCAAGAATTTTTCCTCCATATTTTAAATCGTTGCACCATTCTTCAGTAAGCCGCTGGATAAGTAGTGGATTGATGTCTCCAATCTTCACTTTATCAAGTTTTGGCAAAATATGTTTATTGATATTTCTTTCGGTTTTTAAGTAGGTACTGCCCTGAACGGTTTTTTCATATTCCTTTAGCCATTGATCTGTCAACGCTCCAAATGTCATACTTGATTTAGGTTTATCAAGTTCAGCCTGTAAATTAATTAAGGTTTCCCTTGCAGCCTGCTTAGTTTTGAAACCTTCTCGCCTAATATATTTTCTCTTTCCATTAACATAACCGGCATACAAAAGAAATTTATAAGCAGTTTCGCCATTTTCCTTTTTATATGATTTAATTTTCATTGCATACCATCTTTCAATTTGATATAATTAGGTACAAGAAAACGAGCCATTTAATGCTTGTTTCTTATTGATTGCATATTGCCTCACGCTCAGACCGCCAAGTTTGAAAGCGTGGGGCTTTTTTTATTTCCCGAACCAAATCGGAAAAGCAATACCTATCAAGGCTATAATAATACCGATAGCCCAATACATAAATTCTTTTTTATTTTTCTGTTGATCAGTCACTAGATTTAGCTTGAAATCTGACAACATTTTTTCTGTATTTAATCGTTGTTTTTCAAAACCATCATCGATTTTTTGCTCAAGCTTTTCAAATTTTAAATCAACTTGTTTAAACCCGTCGTCTATCTTTTGATGCATAGCTTGGAATTTAATACTAGATTCTTTCATTAATGCTTCAAATTTCAGATCAGATTTTTCTGAGCTATTTCGGATTTCATTACTAATTTTATCTAATTTTAAGTCTATCTCATTTTTGCTATAAGTATTGTTTGACATAATAGTTTCCTCCCTGTGAGTTTCTAAGTCTATTATATCATTATTTTGGGCATCGATGTTGGAGGTTTCGGGCTTGTATAGTTTAGGATATTCGTTCATTATTATTACTCTCCAAAGATGTAATAGTTTGAATGTTTATCTAACAAGTCGCCCTCGCTATCCAAAAGCGTAAGCGCAAGGCAATAGTCACCTGGACTGTCTATGTTAAAAGAAAAATCAAGTTTAGTTGCTACTGTCCCATATCCTTCATACGGAAAAAATGTATTATGTCTCTCTGCGGAGATGGTGACAGTAGTCTGATTGCTGGATAGTGATAGTAAGTCTTTGATATGATTATTTTGTCTTCTATCGTTTATTTTAGTTGCTGTTATTTGAAATAGATAGGTTTTGCTTTGCTTAATATTATACAATTCAAACTCAACTATAATGGGCAATATAAGAGGATAACTCGTGCTTGTCGCATACCCTGAAAGTCTTGAGTTATCACTTCGTAAAATATTTACATTATTTATTTTTTCAGTTTCCATGCTTATCTCCTTAACTAATTAAAAACTCTAATTCTTCCTTGATCATCACTTCGTCAGCGATTGAGGTCAGTTCATACTTTTCCATGAATTGGATGTAGTTGAAATCCTCCATATTATCCCAATAGGATAGCTCTTCTTTTAGCAAGTGATGAATCATATTTCTGTCTGCTTGTAATTCACACAGTTCTCTATTTAGTTCATACTGTCTGTTGGTATGCTCTTTATGACCTATTTCATGATATATTGCTTTCTTTTTTTCATGATCATCAAGATAAGAGCCGATACCAATAACTTTGCAGTTATGATTAGCAAACGCTTCTTTATCTGTGCCGCGGTTATCATAAAATAAAAGCTCGTAACCGTGACCTTTGACATACTCTTGAAGTGATAAGTCCATAGTTAATCTCTATTCTTGAATCTTTGTTCTAAGACTGCTGCAATGAGATCAATATCATCATTGGTAAGTGGTTTTCCATCATAAGACATTGACTGAGCAGCTATCTCTTTGAAGTCTATTGTTTTTTGACCAGTAGTACCATTAGCAATAGCAGGATTATCAGTGCGACCAAGCAAATAATCCGTTGAAACATTGAAGTAGTCTGCAATTAATTGTAATCTTTCAGCAGATGGCTTCTTGTTTTTAATTGTATATATAGAGTTTCTGCTCAATCCCAACTTTTCTTCTAGTGATCCTAAAGTAATGCCCCTAGATTTAGCGAGTTCTTTAATTCTTTCGAATGTTGAAAACATTGAAATATCAACCTTTCTAAGCATTACGAAAAACATCTACAAAAAAGTTTGTAAAAACTATTGACATAAAACAAACTTTAGAATAGAATATAATTTGTAAAGCGAATAAATAAGCGAAACAAAAAGCGAAAATAAAACTAAAAAAATAAAGTTTGGCGACTTGAAGTATTAGTATTATAAGCTATTTGTTTAGGTTTTTCTTATACATTGATTTTAGAATATAGTTTGTAAAAAGTCAATACTAAATTTTAGAATTTCGCGAAAAAATTCGCTTTACTTTTAAAAAGTGGAGTGAAAGGAGAATATATGAGCAAACAACATGAGAAGTGGGTCGATTTAGTAGAGCAACGCTTAAAAGAAAAAGATTGGTCAAAAGCTGATTTAACTCAAGCCGTTGGTTTAAGGAGTCAAGGGACTATCACTGATCTTTTAAATAAAGGTAAAGGAAGTGCTGAATTAAAAATCAAAGTATCTAAGTTACTCGGCATTCGTGAACCATGGGAATTATTTGAAGGGAACTAGAAAGGAGATAGCGTGAACGAACAAATTTTATTGACATTATTATTATCAACCATCTTTTCGTTGATTTCGTACATCGTTGTCACGACATCAGTTGATAGAAAATCAAAGAAAATGCGTGATGAGATGTATAAGAGGGTTTGGGAAAACTACAAAAAAAGAAGTGACAAGTAGCCTACTTCTGTGATTGGTTGAATATATCTGTTTTTTCTATATGTTTAGATAAGGCAGGCGCCATAGCTGTCCCTAGAATAGACATAAATTCTTTCGTGACAGTATTTGTTAACTCAGCTTCTGAGTGTTTTTGAATATTTTCCAGTTCAAGTCTATGCGCTTCTTGCATTTTTTCTAACTCGTGCTGATGATTCTTTTCCATTTGCTCAAAATCTTTTTGAAATTGTTTTTGGAGATTATCTAATTCATGCTTGTGAGCAAGTCGAGCCATTTCAGCATCGTGATTAAATTGTTTTTCCAAGGATTTAATATCTGTCTGATTTTTCATCCAGGAAGCGCCGAAACTGAGTAAACCAGTTATAGCAGCTGGAATAGCAGCAGTAGCAAATGTCAACCAAAATTGAAAATTTTCCATAATAATACCTCAATACCTCGCATTTTTATTTAAATTATACCACAGAAAGGAAACCACATGAGACCAAAACGATATCCGTATCAAAAAAACAAATTAATTATCCAGTCGAAAAATGCAAAGACAAAAATTGAATTAGATAGCGGAAAAATAACTATCAATGCTGAAGAAATCAAGGTTGGTGATTTAGCAAACGAAATTTCAAAAGTGCAACTAGCCAATAAAGAAATAGCTGAAACTATTGGTCAAGATAAAAGCCTTTAGGTGACATCTATGCAAAAGTTGATTGGATTAACCAGGATGAATGTCAACAGCTATTAGCAACAACAAAAGAAAAAGCTGAAGAACTAGGTAAGTTAATTCAACAGCTTAATGATTTTAAAATTATAATTTCAGCTTCTGTGCAATAACTTTTGCGCCAGCATCATTTAACATTTCTTGCCAATTTGAAAGTTCAGCCTAGATGAATTTAAATAACAAAAAAGTCCGACGGAATCGGACTCAAAACAAATTTTAATTTACTTAATTATAACATAAGAGAAAGGATGGTTCCATGGCAATTGAGGTATTCGGCTCGGATTTTAGAAAGGAACTACTTGCAGACTTGATCTCTCTAAACAGAGAAGCTTTAAAGCTCGCACAATCCGAAAACTCTAAGTCAATTGAATGGGTTACCATGAAGCGGTTGGAAAAAGAAACTGGGTGGGGGAGAACCAAATTGACTCAGTGGAGAGAACAAGGGAAATTTAACTTTAAAAGGTCGTCAGAAAACGGGAAAGTACTATATGACCTAGCAGATGTTAATAGATTTTTACGAACCAGTGGATTCGATAAAGGAGCATAACATGAACAAATTAGAATTATTTTTACTAACAACAACGATTATCTTAGCAATCATCACTAGGATTCAACACGAAGTCATCAAAAAACATAATTCACCAGAGAATAAGCGAAGAATTTTTAGAGAAGTGGCTTTAGAAAACAGTAAAGGATGGAGCGAGAAGCGTTCTGGAGGAAAGGTGGTCAGCTGATGCAGTACATTTTTCAAGACATTAACAGGTAGTTACACAGCTGTTAGCAACGAATTTCTTGATGATCCAGAACTAAGCTTCAAAGCTAAGGGGCTTCTGATGGTAATTCTTCGAAACAAGGAAGATTGGAGAGTCTATCCTGAAGAATTAGCCAGAAGGTCTAGAGATAATATTGTTTCCGTACGCTCTGGTTTAACCGAGCTGGAGAGAGCCGGCTATATCAGAATTTATAAAAAGTCACTGGGGAGAGGAAAAGGAGTCCAACACTTTAGGTTTTGTGCTGATAGAAAAATATCCGAACAAATGTTTAAACAACTAAAGAATAAATTTGACGATAATTTACAGACTTAGGTTTTACAACTTTGTATTTTACAACTTTGTATTTTACAACCTTGTAAAATCGCACACTAATAAATACTAACATTAAATAAATACTAAATAACAATAAATACTAATAGATAATAAGCATCATCAACATCAGGAGGAGCTATGGACGAAAAAAAGCTTTTTGAAAATTTCCAATTAACTTTTGGACGGATGATATCGCCATTTGAAATCGAAGATATTCAAAAGTGGATTCACGAAGATAACATGCCAATTGAAGTTGTCAACCTTGCATTAAGAGAAGCGGTAGAAAACAACAAAATCAGTTGGAAGTATATCAATAAAATCTTAGTTGATTGGTATAAATCTGGAGATACGACAGTAGAAAAGGTCAAAGACAGGTTACAACGGTTTGAAGATAGTAAAAAACAACGGAGTGTAACGACTTCCAACATCCCAAGCTGGTCGAATCCAGATTACAAAGAACCAGATTTAAAAGAATTTGCTCTAGGAAGCATAGACGGTATAGAAGATGGATCAGGAGATTTTTAATTTTTTTAATAAACAAATCAAAAAAGATTTTGGTAAAACGGCGAGTAAAGAGACTTTTGCTAAGTTTGCTAGTTACTGCGCCGAAGGAATCGAAAAAAATGGAGTTAAGCCAATTTTTAATTGGATAAACCTATACGCTTTTGGAACCGGTATGACAACAGCAGAAGCAGATCGGTTGAGAATAGAGCGATATAAACAGGAGAATGCGTTATGACAAAACAACATAGAGAGACGCTTATCTGGTACCGAGCAAGTCATCAAGAGCGTGAGAGATTGCTTGATTTCGGGCTAGTTGATAAAACACAGTACGTGACACTATTGCGGCAATTGCGCAAGAAATATGCGATTTAGGAGGAAGTATGACACCAGAACAAGTAGAAAAAGCAAAATTAAGAGCTAAACAAGAACTTGGAACGTTTAGTATCTACCTTTATCAGGCAGTTGATGAATTCGGTGGAATATTAACTGCGCAAGAAGTCTTTTTGGCAGCGGGATTCACCTACCTTGGTGCAGGTCACACAGACATATATGCGGCCATTGAGGGATTGTATGAGCAAATCCAATGATTTTAAATTTAGCGAAGACTGGGAGAGCAACTATTTTGAGGTCCAAGCTTTGCTAGGACAAGAGATAGACAAGCTCCAAAACAGGGTCATAGCGCTAAGCCGGGAAAACAATAGATTAAAGGCCTAAAATTGGCAGTTAAGATACAGAAAGAGGAAATAAATGGCGAATCAATTATCAACATACACACACAAACAATTTTTTAACGCACCAACAATTCAAAAAGCTTTTGATGACGTTTGGAAAGGCGCAGGGACACAGTTCGCAGTAAGCATCTTGTCAGTACTACAAGGTAGTCAAAGTTTGAAATCGGCATCTAATGAGTCTATTTATGCAGCAGCTATGAAAGCAGCCGTGTTAAATCTGCCTATTGAGCCAAGCTTAGGAAGGGCCTATTTAGTTCCGTACAAAGGTCAAGCACAATTCCAATTAGGCTATAAAGGGTTGATCGAGTTAGCGCAGCGCAGCGGACAATACAAAAATATTAATGCAGGTATCGTCTATAAATCACAATTAATTTCTTACAACCCTTTGTTTGAGGAATTGCTCCTTGACTTTAGCAAGCCACAAGATGAAATTGTAGGGTATTTTGCCGCCTTTAAACTTTTAAATGGATTCGAGAAAGTTTCTTTTTGGACAGTAGAAAAAGTAACTGCGCATGGAAAGAAATTTTCAAAATCGTTTGCTAGCGGCCCTTGGAAAACAGACTTTGATGCAATGGCTCAAAAAACTATTTTAAAAGATATTTTGAGTAAATATGGTCCGTTATCAGTTGAGATGCAGAAAGCTATCGAGGAAGATAATCAAGATTCAACGATTTCTACCCCAAAAGACATTACCCCACAAGAAGCAAATAGCCTTGACGACTTGATTGGTCACCAGAACGAAAATAAGGATGCTCCTAACAATTTAAAAGACGTAACCGAAGATTTACATGACGAAGAAGAAAAAACGCTCACAGATGAAAATAAGACGGTTTTAGAAGATACTTCTTATCCAGCAGATGAGATTCCTGATTTTGACCAAGAAACAGGGGAAATTAAAGCTAGCGAAGGCAACTTATTTGATAACCTCGGAGACTTAATATGATTAAACTTGTAAAAATTGAAGGATATTATATTAATCCAGAATATGTTGTTGGCATTTGGGAAAGATCTGCTTTAAATTTTGACGATTTAGATGAAAAAGTAGTGGTTGTTCAATTCGTTGGAGATAGGGAAAGGGAAGAGTTTATCTTTTACGATACACCTATTGATGAAGTAATTAAGAGGTTGCTAGATGACTAGTTTAGATTTACTCGGAAAGGACTATTATAGCCGCGAATCGGCTATAAGATACTGGTCCATTAGTCAGTACAAGCGTTTTAAAGATTGCGAAGCGAGGGCGCTTGCTGAATTACGAGGTGATTGGACAAATACCAGAGATAACACTGCACTGCTCGTCGGGAACTACGTCCACTCTTACTTTGAGAGCGAAGCAGCTCATGAGGAATTCAAAAAATTGAATGGTTCTGAAATGATTTCGAGTCGCGGAACAACCAAAGGTCAGCTCAAAAAGGATTACTTAGTTGCTGAGCAGATGATTGACGCCCTTAAAAATGATTATCAATTCATGAAATATTATCAAGGCAAAAAAGAGGAGGCTGTCACAGGATTTCTCGGTAGTGTTGAGTTTAAAGGAAAGATTGACTGCCTAAATGTTGATCGCGGCTATTTTGTAGATATCAAGACCACAAAATGCTCTATTGACGACACGGTCTGGAATGGCCAAGAGCGAGTTTACTGGTTTGAGGCTTACGGTTACATCTTACAGATGGCTGCTTACAAAACCATGCTAGAAGCTAAATACAATAAGCCGTTTAGGCCAATTATCTATGCAGTGACAAAAGAGACCCCTCCAGATACTAGAGCAATAGCAATCGAAAATATAGATGCTATGCAGTTGGAGTTAGACGTTTTGGCTCAAAACATCAAGCGTTTAGATGGCGTTAAAAAAGGCATAGAAAAACCTAAACCTTGCGGTCATTGCGAGTATTGTAGAGCCAATCAATTAACACAAAGAGTAATGATTTTTTAGGAGATAGAAATGACTAAATACTATGTATCAGCTAAGATTGCAAATCTAGACATAGGTGCAGAAACCGAAGCAGAAAATCAGCACATGGCTCCGATAGCATTTAAAGAAATGTACGCCCATTTACTTAAATTTGGAAACCATGAGCTGATAATATTAGGCGTCGAAGAAGTTAATTAACAACCTATTGCAAAGTGAGGCTCGGCCTTTGCAGTACTAATATTTTCCGAGCGAGAAAGGAAAGTTGGAATATCGTCAAGTCAACGGGATTGATGATATGAAGAATGGCTACACTCGTCCTTGCCAATGCTCACACAATTTTTAGGGCGAGTGTGGATTTTAAAAGGTGAAAATATGGAACAAATCAAAATTACAGGAACAGGAACAGCACTAATTTTAGATAGAGTAAACCGAATCTTTGCCATCTCTGGCGGTTTGACTATGCAATGGGATTTTGTTAGTGATTTTAAAAAGATTGACGACGAGCCGTCACTAGACGAAGATGGAGAACTATTCGAAACAGCTTACGACCTTGTGCTTGAAGCTAAACCAAAAACTAAAATCAATCTAACATCATCATATTTTGCTAAAGAGCATAAGAAAGACACAGACGAAATCATAAAAGTATTCTCGTTTATCGAAGATAATAAGAGAAATATCTTTGAAACCCTTGGTATTCGTGGGGTGCTTGAATGAGTAATCTAGTGTTATCGCTAGACATCTCAACATCTGGTACAGGTTGGGCCTTATTTAAAGGCTCAGACCTTATCCAGAGTGGTGTCTTAAAACATAATAGCGACTCTTATTTTGAACGTGGACGCTACATGGCTAGCCAATTAAGACTAATCCAGTCACGAGCACTAAAAAAATACGATTGCCACTTTAGTACAATCGCAGTTGAAAAAAACTCGGTTATGGGACCTAACCAGCAATCAATGTTAAAAATTGGCATTGTAACTGGTATCATCTTAGGACGATTAATAGCTGATAACGTCGCTTTTATCAATGTATCAACGTGGCGTAAGCACTGGAAGTTTAGCTACAAAGACCGAAGCAAGAAGTCCATGAAATTACAGTCAAAAACAAAAGTGGAGCAAGAATTTAATAAATCGGTCAAAGATGACGAAGCAGACGCTATTTTGATTGGCTCATATTATGTCAATCAAGGCTATCTTGATGGATTGGAGACGCATGACTACTACTAAAAAACACGTTGTGAGAGTTTACAACAAAGGCATTACAGCGACTTACATGGTTTATGACAAGAGATTGTTTACAGAGCATGAGTTCGCAACAAAAAGAGAAGCGATGCAGTTTATTAGACGGCTAGAGCTAGCTAATGATAAGCGATCGACGGAATATTTCATGAGGGAAGCGGAATGAAGAAACCAAATCGTTATCCATACAGTAAATCAAAATTTAATGGTTGTATTTACCAGTTGCATGCAGCCAGCTTTAAAGATGAACAATATGTTGAAGATTTAAAATCATGCGGCATACATTATCAAATTACAAAAATTGGTTATTTTCCTGATATTTTTATAAAAATTGATAATCTCGAACAATTACAAATATTAATAGATAAAACCGAACACGATTTAATACTTAGTAAAGACCAAATTTGGATTTATGACGACTATATGGAATGAGAGAGGTGGTTGAATGAAACCTAGAAAGTATCCGTATTCAGGAAAGATAAGAATTATAAAAAAAGAATTACCAAGGTTTGTAAGATTGGGAGATTTTGCTTTTAATAGCAACCTAGTTAAACATATTGATAAAATCAGACAAGTAAAACCAACTGAAACGCTAATTCGTTTCAAAATCCCTAAGTTGTTTATGACATATGAAGAAGAAACTTTTAAAGTAAGACTTGAGATTGATAAAGTCGTAAAAATATTGAACCAATACTAAACAAAAAAAGCCAGCTCACAGCTGACCATTGGTTAATAATTCGATAAATCTATTATACCAAAAAGGAGTTAGGAAGTGAGCAAAGCTAAGGCAATTTTAAAAGACTTACGCAATTTAGATTTATATATCGCTAGTTTAATTAGACGTCGGGAAAAGATTGAGGCCTCATTGCTTTCTAGCCCTAAATGGACAGCGGATAAAGTCTCCGGCGGTAACAAAAGACGACAAGATGATGTTTACGTAGAGTTGATTGCAACTGCCGAAGATATCGAGAAGAAGACTGCCGAAGCTATAAGAAAACAAAGAGAGCTTCAAAACCTGATTGATAGCCTTGAAAACACAGACAGTCAAACAATTTTAAGCATGGTCTATATTGATAAGATGACTAGATGGCAAGTGATTGATGAGCTAAATTGCAGCGAAAGCACCTATTTCAGACTGTTAAGAGTTGCAACTAAGGAATTAAATAATTTGACAGTAAATGACAGCGATTGACAGTGAATAACAGTGCATGACAGTTTTAAAGTGATAATATAGTATTATCAAGAAATGAGGGGCAGGTAAGAAAATACCCCCCTCTTTTAAATTTAGAAAGGCCCCCTATGTCTCAATTAAGGGCAGATAAAAAAGGTACCCACAGGGTAGCATTTGAAAAGAATAAGCGAAAGCTGTTAAAGACTACCAACCTCTGTGGTATCTGTGGTAAGCCAGTCGATAAGACACTGAAGTATCCTCACCCGCTTAGCGCAGCAATAGATCACATAGTTCCTATTGCAAAAGGTGGACATCCGTCAGCGCTAGAGAACTTACAACTTACACATTGGCAATGTAATAGGCAGAAGTCTGACAAGTTGTTCGCTAACCAAGCAAGCAACGAGCCAAAGACAATAGGAAATAGAAACCTTCCTCAAAGTCGAGACTGGTCATCTTTTACATTAAAAAAGTGAATTTGTGCAAATTATTGATTTATGCTAAAACTGGTCAGAAGCTAAATGGGGGGTATGGCCCTCCCCGGTCGGCCGGCCGAGCTTCACGCCGTCACTGTACATTTTTTCTCACGTTAGGATTTAGAAATTTTTGGAGGTTGAATTTTATTGAAAAAGAAATGCTTAATTTGTAAAAAAACCTTCCAAGCAAAGACAAACAGAACTTTGTATTGCTCTGAAGAATGCCGTAAGAAAGGCAATCGTGAGAAACAACGTAAATTGATGAAGCAAAAACGGGCTGAACAGAGGAAAGAAAAAAAGAAAGTTCTAAATCCTAACACAGATGTGACAGAAAAGCCTAAAAAAATACGTAATTTAGCGCAGCACTATAAAAAACTAAAAAAGGAAATTTTGGCCAATGAAGCTGAATTTGGTTTTACTGGAATAACACTTATTGAAGGAATAGATGTACATGAAGAAAACTTTGTAGATTTAGTCATGCAAAAAATAAAGGAGCAGAAATGAATTATATGGGTATGGGCTATCTTCGTAGGAAGTTAGCTCTTTTTAAGACTGGTGTTGATAAAAGATACCGCTATTATGCCATGGACGACAGAGACAACACACGAAGTATTGTTATGCCTGACAATGTGCGTGAGATGTACAGGTCTGTGATCGAATGGACCGCTAAAGGAGTTGATAGTCTGGCAGACCGCATTATTTTTAGGGAATTTGCTAACGATGATTTTAATGCTTGGGAAATTTTTAAAGCGAATAACCCTGATATCTTTTTTGATACGGCTATCCAATCGGCGCTAATTGCATCTTGTTGCTTTGTGTACATCATGCCAGGGACGGAAGATGGCCTTCCCAAAATGCAAGTGATAGAAGCCAGTAAAGCGACAGGAATACTTGATCCAACTACATTTTTACTAACAGAAGGCTATGCAGTATTAGAGTCTGACTCAAACGGTAATCCCACATTAGAAGCCTACTTTACTGACAAAAACACCTGGTATTATCCTAAAGATGGGAAAGCATACAGCATTGACAACCCAACAGGTCATCCGTTGTTAGTTCCTATCATTCACAGACCAGATGCCGTAAGACCATTTGGTCGCAGTCGTATTACTAAGGCTGGGATGTACCATCAAATGGCAGCCAAGCGAACTTTGGAGCGTGCTGAAGTTACCGCAGAGTTTTATAGCTTCCCACAAAAATATGTTTTAGGCATGGATCCAGACGCTGAACCGATGGAAAAGTGGCGTGCTACGGTGTCAACGTTACTCGAAATCTCAAAAGACGAGGATGGCGACAAGCCAACAGTTGGGCAATTCACAACAGCAAGCATGGCCCCTTTCATGGAACACTTGAAAATGTATGCTTCGCTATTTGCTGGTGGTTCTGGTCTGACTCTTGATGACCTCGGCTTCCCTTCAGATAATCCATCATCAGTAGAAGCTATTAAAGCAGCGCATGAAAATTTAAGAGCAGCAGGACGTAAAGCTCAACGCTCTTTTTCTTCTGGATTTCTAAATGTGGCGTATATTGCTGTTTGTTTAAGGGATGAGTTTCCCTATTTACGCAATCAGTTCATGGATACTGAAATTAAATGGGAACCTCTTTTTGAAGCTGATGCAAATATGCTTACTTTAGTCGGTGATGGCGCTATTAAACTTAATCAAGCCATTCCTGGTTTTATGGATGCAGATGTTATCCGTGACTTAACTGGGGTAAAAGGTTCTGACAATCCAACTCCAAAAGCGACGGAGGTGACAACTGATGGCTGATGATGTCTTACCTAAGATTTTAAAATCAGTTCAACAGGATTTTGAAAAGCATTTTGGTAAAAGCGAGGTAGTTGCTAAGGCTTTTGCAGAATTGCAAGCTAAAAAAGCGACCTATAAAACAGTCAATGAGTTTGCTATTGAAGTCGGACAACTTTTATCTTTGGCTCTGACAGGTTCTGTTAGCTCGGATAAATTACCAGACGGTAAAATGTATTACAATATCGCTAAACGTCTCTTGGAGGAAACGCTAGGCCGCAATTACGAGTTAATTTCTGGTTATGCTGGAGATGTCCAGCAAGTCTTAAATGAGCAATCTAAAATCAATTTAAAAGCCCAATATCCGCCGATGAATCAAGACAAGATTGACGGATTTGTCAATCGTCTAGATTGTGAGCCTGTATTTGATGAAGTCAAGTGGCTCTTTGGTGAGCCTATTGTTAATTTTAGTCAGTCAATTGTAGATGATTGCATTAGAGTCAATGCTGATTTTCACGCTAAGGCTGGAATGACACCAACCATTGAGCGTATATCAACGGGTAAGTGTTGTGATTGGTGCGATCGCCTCGCTGGTAAGTATATTTACCACGAAGAACCACCAAATTTTTATCGTAGGCACCAGCACTGTCAGTGTATTATTGACTATCACCCTAAAAATGGTAAGCGTCAGAATTCATGGTCTAAAAAATGGTCAAAAGAAACTACTGATGTACTAGAACGACGCAAACAGATTAATATTGACATCAGAGATAATAACCGTAAGTCTGATATCAAAGAATATAAGGAAATAGTATCTATTTTAGGTACAAAAGCCCCTATTTCTCTAGCTAAATTCCAAGACTTGAAGTATAATGATGTTGTAAGATATGAGCGATTAAAGGATAAACTATTTGTTCATCAAAAAATTAAGAGTGGTGAGTGGGGCACGAAAATTAACCCTGATAAGCAATTACCACACATGGAATCGACTCATGCAAATGGTAAATCATACTTATACGAAACTGTTGATCCTCAAGCTTTATTTAATAACTATCACGGAACGGGTATTCTGGAGAAGGATAGATATGGAAGGCCAACTAACAAAGAGATAATAAACTTAGATAGTCCGGTTGGTGTTAATGCTTCTGATGGTACAGAAGCATTGGCAATTAAGATTCATCATTCTAAAAGTAGAACCCATATAGTACCTAAGAAAGGAGATCAATAATGAATTTACGCCAGTATTTAGGAAAAGACATCAAAGTTACTTTTGTTGATGGTCAAGTCCTTGAAGGTCATTGCAATACATTCACAGGAAAACTTGATACGGAAGATGAGTTGTATGATGAAATCACAATAAAAACTGATAAGAACCCATATATTGGTTTTAATGAATCAGAAATCAAATCAATTGAAATTATTTAATAAGCGCTTAGCTATTATTATAGTTAAGTGCTTTTCTTATGCTTAAAAACAGGAGAAAACAATGAATAAACGACTCAAAAAGAAACGTAAACTAGAAACAGCAATTGTGATGCTGATAGCAGAGAATGCCATGCAAGCTGAAGCTATTAAGAATCAAAACAGACAAATTGCAGAGCTGAGATCGATTATACAACAAAACGCCCAAGCAATAAATAGAGAGTTTGAAGCAGTTAAATCAGCGACACTAGACAATCAAGCTGCCATCAAGTCAATTGGTGATGAAGTTGCAGTTATAAAAAATAAAAAGTGGTGGTTTAAAAAACGGAGTTAAGGCGGTGATCTAATTATCTCCCAGCGATAGGGTTATCATGCAGTACGATTGAAAGGAATAAGTATGGTTACTAAGACGAAAACAAAGCTTGGCAATCAGCGACCTACTCAATCGGTAAATTTACATTTTGCTAAATCTCTAGCGCATGAAGCTATTAATTACTACAAAAAAACAGGGCTAAGCTGCTATCCATGGCAAGAAAATATGCTTATACCAATTATGGCCGTCGATGAAGATGGCTTATGGGTGCATCAAAAGTATGGATATGCTATCCCACGTCGTAACGGTAAGACGGAAGTAGTCTATATTGTTGAGCTGTGGGCTTTGCATAAAGGTTTAAAAATCTTGCATACAGCTCATCGAATTAGCACATCTCATGCATCATTCGAAAAGGTAAAAAAATACCTTGAAATGTCAGGTTATGTTGATGGAGAAGACTTTATATCAAATAAAGCCAAAGGTCAAGAGCGTATAGAGTTCAAAGCCAGCGGTGCTGTTATCCAGTTCCGGACTAGGACATCAAACGGTGGACTTGGTGAGGGATTTGACTTACTTATCATTGACGAGGCACAAGAATACACATCTGAGCAGGAGTCAGCACTTAAATATACTGTTACCGACTCAGATAATCCTATGACTATCATGTGTGGAACACCACCAACAATGGTCTCGACCGGTACAGTCTTTGAAGCTTATCGTAAAGATTGCTTGAAAGGCAATAAGCGGTACTCTGGATGGGCAGAATGGTCAGTGCCAGAAATGGTTAAAATCAATGATGTATCATCTTGGTATATTGCTAATCCATCAATGGGATTTCATCTTAATGAGCGTAAAATCGAAGCCGAACTTGGTGAGGATGAGATTGACCACAACATCCAACGCTTAGGTTATTGGCCATCCTTTAACCAAAAATCAGTTATATCCGAAAAAGAATGGGCAAAACTCAAAGTTGAGCAAGTGCCAGAACTCAAAAGCAAGCTTTTTGTCGGTATCAAGTTTGGTCAAGATGGTAACAACGTATCCCTATCAATTGCAGCAAGAACATCAGAAAATAAGGTATTTGTTGAGGTTATTGACTGTCTATCGGTCAGAAATGGAACTCAATGGATTATCAATTTTTTGAAATCGGCTGATATTGCTAAGGTTGTCATTGATGGTGCAAGTGGCCAAGAATTACTTGCTCAGGAGATGAAAGAGCAAGGTCTAAAGAAACCAGAATTGCCTAAAGTTGCTGAGATTATCACAGCTAACATGATGTGGGAACAGGGTATCATGCAGGAAACCATTTGTCATGGTGATCAGCCATCTTTGACAGCAGTAGTCACAAACTGTGAAAAGAGACAAATTGGCTCTAATGGTGGTTTTGGATATAAATCGCTTTATGATGATAGAGACATTAGCTTAATGGACAGTGCATTGCTTGCGCACTGGATTTGTTACACAACAAAGCCAAAAAGAAAGCAAAGAACCAGCTGTTAAAAACGACATCCGAAAGGATGTTTTTTTACTGCTAAAAAATCTACCGAACTGCCGGGAAAGCAGGAGAAAGGACGTTAATATGTCAGAATTTAAAGTTATTGAAACACAAGAAGAGTTGGACACAATTGTGAAAGCTCGCATTGCTCGAGAACGTGAGAAATACCAAGATTACGACCAGCTAAGATCTCGTGTAGAAGAACTAGAAGGAAAAGAAACAAATTATCAAGCTACTATTGAGAAGCTTAAAGACCGTGAAACTGAATTATCAACTCAGTTGGAATCAGTTAACGGGGAACTTACTCAAACTAAGTTGCAAACAGCTAAACAGCGTATTGCGACAGAATTCGGACTTCCACTTGATTTAGCGGATAGATTAAAAGGTGAGGATGAGGAAGGTTTCAAAGCTGATGCAGAGCGATTGGCTTCATATATGGCCCCTAAACAACCTACTCCGCCTGTAAAATCAAACGAACCAAATGTAGACCCAATCCATGCAGCATTGTCAAGCATGGTTGATTAGAAATAAGGAGAAATAAAATGGCAGTATTATCACAAGGAAAATTATTTGACCCAATTTTACTTACAGAAGTTATCAGCAAAGTTAAAGGGCATTCATCGTTAGCAAAATTAAGCACACAAAAAGCTATTCCATTTACCGGTTCAAAAGAATTTACTTTTTCTATGGATAATGAAATTGATATCGTTGCTGAAAATGGTAAAAAAAGTCACGGTGGAATTACTTTAGAACCAGTTACAATTGTTCCACTAAAAATTGAATACGGTGCTCGTGTTTCTGATGAATATATGTTTGCATCTCAAGAGCGTAAAATTGAAATTCTTTCAGATTTCGTTGATGGTTTTGCAAAAAAAGCAGCCAAAGGCCTTGACCTAATGGCATTCCATGGAGTTAATCCACGTACAGGCGAAGCATCTAATATTATTGGAACAAATTGTTTTGACAAAAAAGTTACTCAAACAGTACAGTTTGTGGAACTTGATCCAGATACAACAATGGGTACTGTTGTAAATATGATTGATGGCGCAGATCGTGATGTAACCGGAGCGGCTCTTGATCCAATTTTTACAACAGCGATGTCTAAACTCAAAAATAGCCAAGGTGGTGCACTTTACCCACAACTTGCTTGGGGTGGTAACGTTGATGAACTTAACGGATTGCCGGTTGATAAAAACAAGACTGTTTCCGCAACGATGTCGGGAACAAAGGATGTGGCAATTGTTGGTGACTTCCAAAATATGTTCAAGTGGGGTTACGCAAAAGAAGCCTTCATGAAGATTATCGAATTCGGAGACCCAGACAATACAGGTGTTGACTTGGCTGGAAGTAACCAAGTTTATATTCGTGCAGAAGCTTACCTTGGATGGGCAATTTTTGACGAAAGTTCATTTGTTCGTGTAACGAAAGAGGGATAATATGGCAATTTATATTAATACTAAGACAAGAAATACAATTGAAACGGATTTAGTTGTATCTGGTGGGGACTGGGAGCTTGTTGGTGAGCAGCAGGCATCTGACAAAGAGCCTACGGTTCCTGAGCTTAAAGCAAAACTTGATGAGCTCGGAATTGATTATGACAAGAAAGCTAAAAAGCCAGAATTACTTGCTTTGCTTGAATCTGCCGAAAGCAATCAAGATGAGGCTGAATAGCCTCTTGGAAAGGGGTTATTATGGCAAATTTTGCAACAACAGATGACGTCATTTTGTTATGGCGTCCCTTATCTGTTGACGAATTGAAACGTGCAAATGCACTCTTGAAAGTAGTATCAGATACATTAAGAATGGAAGCTGACAAAGTTGGCAAAGACTTAGATAAAACGATGGTTGATAAGCCTTATTTTGCTAATGTTATTAAATCGGTTACGGTTGACATTGTAGCCAGAACACTCATGACATCTACTCAAGGCGAACCAATGACTCAAGAGAGTCAATCTGCCCTTGGCTATACATGGTCAGGTTCTTATTTGGTTCCAGGCGGCGGTCTTTTTATTAAGGACAGTGAGTTGAAACGTCTTGGACTAAAAAAACAACGATATGGAGGAATTGAGCTTTATGGCGAAATTGAAAGGGATAACAGTTGCTTTAGTTGATAAGTCGATTAGCGGAAAAGACCCTTTTGGAAATCCTGTAACAGTTGATTTTGATATCAAAATTGAGAATGTGCTTGTTGCACCAGCAACTACCGAAGACATCACTAATCAGTTATCTTTGACCGGAAAAAAGGTTGAATATGTCTTGGCTATACCAAAAGGAGACGAACACGATTGGGAAAACAAGGAAGTTAGATTTTTTGGCAAAAAATGGCGCACAGTAGGAGTCCCCCTAGAAGGTATTGAAGAACTTATACCACTTGACTGGAACAAGAAAGTGATGGTTGAACGCTATGAGTAGATTTAAGTTCAAGCTTAATAGAGCTGGTGTTGCCGAATTGATGAAATCATCAGAGATGCAACAGGTATTAACTGCTAAGGCCACAGCTATCAGAGAACGTTGTGGTGATGGTTATGCCCAAGATATCCATGTTGGGAAAAATAGGGCTAATGCTATGGTCAGTGCTAAAACCATAAAGGCCAAGAAAGATAACTCAAAAAATAACACACTGTTAAAGGCGGTGCGATAATTGATTGAAGTGATTATCAAAAAATATTTAGACGAGCGCTTAGATGTGCCGTCTTTTTTTGAACATCAAAAAGATGAACCTGCACGATTTATCATCTTAGAAAAGACTAGTGGGGCTAAGCAAAATCATTTGCTAAGTTCCACATTTGCTTTTCAAAGTTATGCCGAATCGTTGTATGAGGCGGCTTTACTTAATGACAAAGTAAAGCAAGTAATTGAGCAGCTTGATGTCTTGCCACAAGTTTCTGGTGTACATCTTAACGCTGACTACAATTTTACAGATACAGCAACTAAGCGCTATCGTTATCAAGCTGTATTTGATATTAATCATTATTAAAGGAGATATTGATGAATAAGAATAACACTAAAAATGTAACATCTGCAAAGCCCAAGATCGGTGGGGCGATTTATTCGGCACCGCTTGGTACTGAATTGCCGAAAAAGGCAACCGATAATCTTAATACCGAATTTAAAAATCTTGGGTATGTATCTGAAGATGGCGTTACAAACGAAGATACACGATCATCAGAAAACATCAAAGCTTGGGGTGGAGATATTGTTGGATCTGTGCAGACAGAAAAAGAGGATAAATTTACTTATAAGCTGATTGAGTCACTAAATGTAGAAGTCTTAAAAGAAGTTTATGGCACTGCCAATGTTACTGGAGATTTAAGTAGTGGAATCGAGATTAAATCAAATTCAAAAGAGTTAGAAGCTCATGTAATTGTTGTTGACATGATTATGAATGGCGGCATCCTTAAACGAATTGTCTTGCCAAATGCAAAAGTTGATGAAGTAGGTGAAATTAAGTATGTTGACGGCGAAGTTGTCGGATACGAAACAACACTAAAATGTTTTCCAGATAAAGAAGGAGATACTCATCGTGAGTATATTGTAAAACCTGGAGAAGTTAATAAAAAAGAAAACAGCTTTGAAATGTAAAGGGGAGTAAATGGAAACCTTAAAAGGAAAAACAACATCAGGATTTGAATACGAAATTCCTAAAAAACGATTAAAAAACTTTGAACTTATTGAAGCTATTGCAGAAGAGGAAACTGATCCAACAGCAGTAGTTAAAATCGTTAATTTGTTACTTGGTGATGCTGCTAAGTCTCTAAAAGAACATGTACGAGATGCAGATGGTATCGTAGATGTTGAAGCTATCGGAGTAGAAATCAAAGAAATTTTTGAAAGTCAAAAAGATTTAAAAAACTAGCAATCCTCGCTCAGATGATAGTAAAAGATGATGATGCATTGACTTGTGATTTAGCTGAAACCTACGGCATATATGATTACAAACAGCTACCTGCTTATCAGGTGGCTGTTTTTGCTGTCGGTTTGAGGTCCAACTCTAGGATAAAAATGGCATTATCTGGAGAGACAGAGGCTTTGGATACTGTTTTGTTAGCTGGTATTTACGATAATACTAATTTGCTGTTTTGGTCTAAAACTAAGGATGGTCAATCTGGTCAAAACAAACCTAAATCAATGGTGGAAGCTATATCTGGATCTAAATCACAAAAAGCTAATGATGTCATTTCTTTTGCGTCTGGCGAGGATTTTGCAAATGCACGTAAACAATTACTAGGAGGTGATGGCTAATGGCAACAGAACTTGGTCAAGCGTATGTGCAAATTATGCCATCCGCTCGTGGGATAAAAGATTCAATTTCTAAACAACTTGATCCCGAAGCGAGGTCGGCTGGTTTGAGCGCTGGTTCGCTCATTGGTGGTAATCTCGTTAAAATGATTGGCGGCGCCATTGCAGCTGCCGGAATCGGTAAGATGATTTCGTCTGCCTTGTCAGCTGGTGCTGACTTACAGCAATCTTTTGGTGGTATTGATACCTTGTATAAGGGGGCTGAGACTGCTGTCAAAGGGTTTGCTAAAGAGGCATACAAAGCTGGTATATCAGCAAATACTTATGCAGAGCAAGCGGTATCTATGGGTGCATCTCTTAAACAATCCCTTGGAGGAGATGCTGTTGCGGCTGCCAAGGCTGCTAACATGGCAATCATGGATATGGCCGACAACTCGGCTAAGATGGGTACTGATATCACATCAATCCAAATGGCTTACCAGGGATTTGCTAAACAAAACTACACCATGTTGGATAACTTAAAACTCGGTAGAAAAACCATAGCCGAGTATAAACCTAGTGAAAACGGTGGAACTCTAAGTCTAGCGGCTTAGACAATACCGTGCTAAGCAAGAACTAAATTGATTTTCTCGTTATTATGTTGTAAAATAAAAGATATAAATACGTGGAGAAAATCAAAATGTGGAAGAAAATTGATAGAAATCCTAACTACTCGATTAACGAAAAAGGGGAGGTTAGAAACGACCGAACAGGGTATATTAAAAAGCCGTTTATCAATAAAGGAAATGGATACTTGATAGTTGACCTATATCAAAATAATCGCGCTGAAAAAGTACCTATTCATCGATTAGTTGCGGAAGCTTTTATTCAAAATCCAGAAAACAAAGCAACTGTTGATCATATAGACGGAAATAGAAGAAATAACTCTATATCAAATCTTAGGTGGGCAACTTACTCTGAAAATAACTCGCGTTTTGAAAGTGTTGGCGTTAGAAGTGAAGCGGTAGTTGTGACGAGATATGCAGAAAAGAGGAAGAAACGCGGTGGTGGACATCTAGCTTGGTTGGATGCTATCGAAGTTGTAGAATTTTCTAGTATCTCAGAAACTGCTGATTACTTCGGATGCACAATTTCCAACATTTCGTTAATGCTGGAAAAAGGAACAATTGGTCAACGAGGGCGAACAAGGGGCTATCAATTTTCTTACAAGGACGGAAAGCGTTCAACATTTAATTCTTGAAAGTGTAACGACTATCGAAACAGATTAAACATCCGAGAGGGTGTTTTTTTATGGAGTAGAGTAGGCTCAAGCGAGCCGAAGCGCTAGGGTGCAGAATTGCACAAAATATAGTCTAATCTCTATGGCGACATAGAGCAGTTCCAATTGGGACGGTCATAAGGTAGCGACTTGTGGCGAATGCGTACCGTGTATGGTGGTACAAAAGAGGAAATGAAGCGTCTTTTATCAGACGCTGAAAAGCTACCTGCCGCCATGGGTAAAAAGTTTGATTTGAGTAATTATGCCGATGTGGTTGAGGCTATACACTTGGTACAGGATAACATGGGGATCGCTGGAGTAGCTGCTGAAGAAGCAAAAACTACCTTTTCAGGCTCTCTAGCTGCTATGAAGTCCTCTTTCACGAATGTATTGGCAGGTTTATCACTAGGAGATGATATAAGACCTGCTTTACGAGGACTGGCTGAAACAACTTCTAACTTTTTGTTTGGTAACTTTATTCCGATGGTGGCAAATATCTTTAAAGGCTTACCATCGGCAATTGGTACTTTTATTGGAGCCGCAGCTCCTATTATTGCCAGTCAATTCCAAGGGCTAATGAGTAGCCTTGGGATTAGTATTGATTTAAGTCCTATTACTGTTAAATTTGCGCAGATTGGCCAAAACTTACAACCTGTTTTTAACGGTTTAAAAACGGCTTTTAGTCAGTTGCCATCGTTTTTCGCTAGCCTTGGTAGTGCTATTGCTCCAGTAATAGATACTATTATCAGTGGTTTAGCTAGACTTGATTTTAGCGGGTTTGAATCCCTTATTTCAGCCATTTTACCAGCATTACAAGCTGGTTTTTCTAGTTTTGCTGCTATCGTTGGGCCAGCTATCTCAGGTGTTGTTGACTCGCTTATTGGCGTGTGGAATGCAGCACAACCTCTAATCTCAATACTAAGTGATGCGTTGATGCCTGCCTTTCAGATTTTAGGTTCGTTTTTGGGCGGGGTTGTAAAAGGTGCGCTCATGGGAGTTAGTTTTGCCTTCGATGGCGTAAAAGTCGCCATCGAATTCCTTACTCCAGTTATTGACTTGCTTGTTCAGGGGCTTAACTTTGTGCAACCTGTTCTAAGCACCATCGCTGAGTGGATCGGTGTTGTCATTGGTATGTTTGGTAATTTAGGGGCAGCTGGTCAAGGATTAAGTGCTTTTATTAAGAGTGCTTGGACTAACATTCAAAGTGCGATTTCGACAGCAGGAACAATCATATCAACGGTTATTGACTATATCAAATTAGCATTTAGTGGCGCCGGTAGCTCAACAGAAGTGTTAAAAAACATCTTTACCCTAGCCTGGATGGCGATGGACGATGCTATCAATGTTGCAAAAGGCGTCATAAAGTCTGCTATTAATACTATAAAATCAACTTTTGATGGCTTTAGGCAATTGGTATCAAATGTTGGTTCGTCGGTTAATGGGGTTATTGACTCTATTGCTGGCACAATTAGAGGATTGGCTAATATCGATATTTCGGAAGCTGGTGCAGCAATAATGAATGGCTTTTTAAACGGACTAAAATCCGCTTGGGGATCTGTAATGGATTTTGTTGGCGGTATTGCTAGCTGGATCGCTGAGCATAAAGGACCTATTTCGTACGATAAAGTTTTGTTAAAACCTGCCGGTAAAGCCATTATGGGTGGACTTAATACAAGCTTGATAGATGGCTTTAAAGAGGTTAAGTCTAATGTCTTGAGTATGGCAGATGATCTTGCTGGTGCCATGACAGGTAAGAGTTTATCTCTTGGCATTGACGCTAAACCAAGCGTTACAACTGATGACTTACTATCAAGCAATATTAGTGCTAAGACCATACTCGGTTCTGGCGCCAACGACCTGTCATTATTTTTTGCTAAGGTGCTTGCTCTATTGCAAGATATCCTTGATAAAAACACAGATGTTTATTTGGATAAAGAAAAAGTGAGTGCCATTTTATACGAAGAATTTGCAAAAATTATGGATAGAGAGGGGATTGCATGACACCTAAAATTCTTATTGATGGTTTTGATACATCAACGATCCCTCACTGTGTCTTGACTGGTTACGATGTAGGGGATATTTTATCCCTTAGCTTTGTCGAAAACGCAGCCTATGGAATGAATGGCACCAGTAGGGAGTTAGAGTCATATAATGAGTCAAAGCCAACATTGACATGGCATTTGAGCACTTTTGATGATGCGATTAATTTAGTTAATCATTTAGACGGTCTGGGTAAAACAATTGAATTTTGGCATATCCCAAACTCTTTTTATTACTATGATTGCCTATCTGTCAAAATTAATGCGGTAACCATGTCATCATGGCGTGTCACTCTTAAACTTGCTCTATATCCATTTAGATACGCAAAAGGTATCTCAGATGTAACAATTGCAGGTAACGGAAGTATAAACAATCTAGGAAATGTTTTTAGTGAGCCTAAAATAATTGTTGAGGGTGCTGGAAAAGGAACACTAACCATTGGCAAACAGGTCATGGAATTAAATTTGTCAGGTAAAGCAACGATTGAGTGCAAACATGGTCAACAATGCGTTTATGATGGTGAAGGTAATGTGAAAAACTCAATCAGAATAAGAGGAAGCTTTTTTGAAATACAGCCCGGAACCCAAGGTATTGCTGTTAGTGGAGGCATTACTAGGTTAACAATCAGTCCAAGATGGAGGTATAAGGTTTGATATCAATTAAAGATGATAATACTCCTCTTGTGGCAGCCTTTGAAGACGAAATTAGCCAGGAAGCAAATAGCGATTACAAACTAAGTTTTAAGTATCCTGCTAAACACGAATATCGTCCTTTGATAAAAAAAGGAATAATCCTAGAAGCTGATGACCTACATGGTACCCAACTTTTTAGGGTTTTTGAAATTACTAAGCGACATGGTTATATCAATGTTTATGCTAATCAGATTGCTGATGACTTAAATGGCTATGCGATTGACTCTATTAGTGTTGATAGGGTGCAGGGTATGACGGTTATGGCAGAGTTGTCAGGTAGTATCAAGCGTGAGCACCCATTTAGCTTTTTTAGTGATATTGAGGGGCGGCATACTTTTAATCAGGCTGACGTGTCTGTAATGGACGCTTTGTCTAACGGTAAGCACTCTATTATGGGACAATGGGGCGGCGAGCTTGTACGGGATAAGTATCAGGTTAATTTGCTTAAAAAAGCTGGCAAAGACACTGAGACCTTATTTATGTATAAAAAAAACCTCAAATACTACGAGGAGACGGATACGATTAAAGGTCTCGTCTCTATCTTGCATTTAGTTGCAGAGGTTGACGAGCAACAAATTGCTGAGTCTGCTAGTAGTGAGACACAAACCACAACTAAAAAATTATTAGGGTAACCGTCGAAAGCAACCTCAAAGACACTCACCCGATAATCGTCGAAAAAACTATCAAGGTGCAGGACCAAGATGTCAAAACGGTTGAGGATTTAACAGCATACGGACGCAAATATTTTGAGCGTACTCTTTGCGATGTACCAGGTAATAGTTTAAAAATCGATGTTACTAATAACTACGAGGGTAGTGTTAGGTTATTTGATACTGCAATTGTATTCCACGAGGTCTATGACCGAGACTTGCGTATGCAAATTACTGGATATAAGTTTGCTCCTATGGCTAACAGGCTTAAATCTATCAGCTTTGGAGAGATTAAAACAAATTTAGCAAAACAAATTAGCAGTCAAATTGACAATAAGGTAGCAGAAGCAACTGCTCAACATGATGCAGTATTTGAAGCAAAATTACAAAAGCAAATTGATAATGCTAATCGTGCCTTTGATACAAAAGAAACTAAACTCCGCCAAGAAATTGAAGATGGTATCAAAAAAGCTGAAGCTAATGCAGAGGTTAAAGTTGCGGAAGTTAACGCCAAGGTGGTAGAAGCCGAGAAGCTAGCCAAGGAAGTCGATGAGCGACTCAAAGAATTTTTAGCTAGTGCTGATACTAAAGAGCAAGACTTTGATAAGCGTCTCGAAGAGTTTAGAGAGTCGCTTAAAGAACTTGAAGTCGACGAAAAGCAGATTGATGACGCTTTGGCCAGAGCTGGGTTTAGCAAGGATGGCTTAGCCGAGATTAAGGCAAGACTAGAAGACACGTCTGAGACTGCCACTGTAACTGCTAATATAGTCGGCTCTACGGGTGGAACTTTTTACAACCGAAACAGGTTAGAAGGTGATACTGACAAAGTTATCACGTTTGAGCAAGGCTATATTGACATTGCCCATAATGGCTCTGGATTTGAAGAAGGTAAGACTTACACAATCAGCTTTGAGGCCACCTGTGAGCTACTACGTAAAGTTGGTATCACAGTGACACAGAACGCCATGAAAGGCGCTCATCTTGTGTTAACCCCTAAAAATCCTAAATTAGTTGTTGAAAGCTTTGACTTGACTAAGGATAAAGAGACTATCAATATCTATCCATTTAGCTATACAGGCGTTTTAACAGGCGATTGGTATAAATCTAAGCAGATAGATTTAAATGCGTTGGACACGCAGTCATTAGCTCTGGGGATGGCTTATAGAGATGTGGTTGATGGTAATAATGCCGCGATAACAGGGCAGTGGTCAGACAGCCCACAAATAATTTTAGATGGAGGTAATCAATGACAGAAACTATACCGCTACGAGTCCAATTTAAGCGGATGACTGCTAATGAGTGGGCTAACAGTGCTGTCATCTTACGTGAAGGTGAGATAGGTTTTGAGACCGACACAGGCTTTGCGAAGTTTGGTGACGGTAATAGCCGCTTTAGTGCCCTCAAATACCTTACTGGACCCCAAGGTGAAACTGGAGAAACTGGCCCTCAGGGTCCTCCTGGTCAGCGAGGAGAAAAAGGCAAGACTGGTGATACAGGTCCGCAAGGTCCGCCCGGCCCCACAGGAGAGCAGGGTCCTAAAGGTGACACTGGTGCTAAGGTAACTGGTGGCACGCTAGCAGTTGGACAATTAACACTTAGCCTAAATGATGGCTCACAGGCTGTTGTCAAGGGCGATTTTAGAGGTCCTAAAGGCCCAGTAGGCCCACAAGGACCTAAGGGTGCTGACGGTAAAATGACCTTTGAACAGCTCACCGAGGAGCAACGCGAGCAATTAAAAGGGGCTAAAGGTGCCGATGGTCAGCGAGGAGAAGCGGGTCCTCCTGGTCCAATGGGTCCAAGAGGCGAACGGGGACCAGCAGGAGATCCAGCGGCTTTGCCTTACGACGTTGTACGACGAGGGGAGCTATCAGGCTACATCAGACAAGCTGATATACGATCGCTGATTAACAACGCAGGCAAACTCAAAGATGAGACGACAGGACAATATCTATCTGTCCGTGTGGTGGATAAAGGTAGTGTGCCGATAGACACGACTGGCATGATTGTATTTGAGCGATTTGGAGATAAGTAATGTCAGTACAAGAGATACCCGACACGTATTTTTACCGCTTAGACAATCAAAGCGTCGATAGTACTTTATTACAAAAAGCCAGTTTGATTGTCGATCAATTTTATATTAAGATAGGTGATTACTATGACTTTTACATAGATAAAGACGTTGATGTATATAAAATTATATCTAGCACACAAGCTAATGTGTATAAAGCTAATAAGTATAATTATCAATCTGTACCAGCATCTCCGTCGCCAAAGTGGCCATCACCCCAAAAAAATGACAGTTTGTACCAATCAATCTTGATTGATGGATGGGCAATAAGTCGTGTCATCTGTAATAATCATGTCATCTGGTCTCAATCAGTAGAGCAATCAGTAGAGCAACAAGAAGTCTACAACATTACAGCGTACGTAGATGCTAGCGTATCTAAGCTAAATGACTCTGCCGTTATTGATTACAATCTAGATTTTGCGACTTACGGAGTAAATTGGAGTCGAGTTGATAAAGTCGCCGTTGAAGTCGACGATAAAATAGTTGCTAAGCTACAAGCGCCTGTCTATAATTTTGGTTTTAGAGGTGGCACGACGATGTCAGTCGAAAAGTGGGATTACCCGTCAAATACAATAGAAAAATACAAAAATCCAACATTTAAAATTTTGCAGCACTAGGAGGATAAATGAGTAGAGATCCAACTTATACAATCAACGAGCACGACTTATCTTTTAAAGATGGCCGTTTTTATGTGACTTTTAGAGCAGATAAGTCAAGCGAGACTGTCAGGCTTAACAGTAGTTGCCTTGGCAATACGGTCATCAAAAGGCTACAAGTTGAGGATGACGAAACTATGCATGATTTTGTTAAGCCTAAAATCACCACTCAGCAACCTTTTGGCTTAGCCCAGCAAGTAAAAGAAATTGATTTAGAGCTCAAAGATCCCAAGTCAGACTTATGGGGGAGAATTAAAGCTAATAACAAGGCTATGCTTGTTGAGTATGGCAACAACGAGATGTCCAGCGCTATAGCTCAGTCGGCTGAGCAGATATTGTTACAAGTCAAGTCCATTGATAATGCCCGATACTCCAAATTTGAGCAAACCCTAGAAGGTATCAAGCAGACGGTTAAAAGCGAGTCTGTGGAGTCTGCAAGGACTCAGCTAGCAGGTATGTTTGACCGTCGCATCACTGGACTGGACGGCAAGTACAGCCGACTGACTCAAACACTGGATAGCCTATCTACTCGATTAGATGATGGTCTTGGTAACTACTCTACTTTGTCACAAAAAATTGGAGGTGTGGAAAGCCGTGTCAGTAGCCTGTCTGGTGATGTCTCACGCTTTTCGCAGACAGCGCAAGGCCTACAGTCTCAGATTACAGATGCTAGTCAAAATTACAGTAGACTATCACAAACCGTGCAAGGCATCCAGACAACTGTTAGAGATAATCAAACAGGTACAGTCAGCCGTATCAACCAGTTAAGTGACTTAATCAGTACAAAGGTATCAAAAGGTGATGTTGAAACAACTATTGCTCAAAGTTACGACAAGATAGCCTTCGCAATCAGGGATAAACTCCCAGCAAGCAAGATGACTGGTAGTGAGATTATCTCGTCAATCAATCTTGATAGGTCTGGGGTTAAAATCACTGGTAAAAACATCACTCTTGACGGTAATAGCTACATCAGCAATGCAATCATCAAAGATGCTCATATTGCCAACATGGACGCCGGTAAGATTAATACCGGCTACCTCAGCGGTAATAGAATTGCGGCAGAAGCTATCACTGGTGACAAAATCAAGATGGACTATGCCTTTTTTAATAAGCTAACTGCCAATGAGGGGTACTTTAGGACGTTGTTTGCAAAAGACATCTTTACCACATCTGTGCAGGCAGTTACTGTATCCGCTAGTAAAATCACTGGTGGTGTTTTAGCTGCAACAAATGGTGCTAGTCGCTGGGACTTAAATAATGCCAATATGACCTTTAATAGAGATGCAACTATTAACTTTAATACAAAATACAATGCGATTGTGCGTAAAAGAGGTGAGAGTACCGCATTTTTACACTTTGATGACGATGTACACGGAGGAGCCTTTGTTGGTCTTGGAGTAACCTCAAACTACGAAGGCGTTAAATCACAAGACACGGTACGTTTTGCTGGTATGCGAGTTTTTAGACCAAATGACAGCACCGACCAACTTGAGCTTTATGGAGATAAGATTATTATGTCACACGGTTTTGGACAAGGAGGGTCACTTATTATTAAATTTAGCGACTTTGCTGGATCTGATGTAAGTTTAGCCACAGTATTTGACATGATTTTTGATAACTTTAACAATCTAAACAACAATGGTAATTATTCGCGAAATTTTTATTCGAAATGGAAATAGGAGATACTAATGGATTTAACACTTAAAAATAAAGACTTAAACACACTTTATAGTGTACTAGACAAAATCAAGGTTACTAACATGCGGGCTAATCGTGGACGTGCAAAGCTACTGGCAAAAGTAGTTGATAAAATCAATGAGTATACCAAAGACGAGGGTGACCTCATTGACATGTACGCTCTAAAAGATAAAGATGGTAAGTTTGTCATTGACGAGCATAAAAACATCAAGATTGAGGACCCAAACAAAATCGACGAGCTCAATGAGTTATTGTCTGAACTTGGTAATGAGGACATTACTATCAAAGGCCATGAGTATTCAAAACGCTTTATCGATTTCTTGGAATACTTGGCAGAATCGGAAGATGAATTTACCTCAGTAGAAATCTTGGTTATTGACACAATTTTAGAACAATTTGAGGAAAGCAAAGGAGAATAAACATGAAGACATTACAACTATCAGGTAAACCATACCCTATCTATGAAGAGGGCAAAATTACTAAAACGGAAGTGCGACTAGTTGGTGATAGTGGCCTATTTATCCCCGTTGAATTAATTGGTGATCAGACAGCTAAGGAAGCAGATGACTTAGTATCGCTAGCTCTTGACGCTTTTGTCCGTGAGTATGTGACAAAATATGCGGTGGCTGAGTCGGTGCAAAAGGTCGAGGAGCTCTCTCTTGCACAAAAAGAGATTGAGCAAAACGCCGAGCAAGCAAAAGCAACAGCAGAAGCCGCCAATACTCAAGCGACCGCATTAAAAGCAGTTATTGCCAAATCTCAAAAAATGGCTGATATTCAGGCAATCTTTATGCTTACGTCTGGACTAGCTATTGATCCAGACGTCTATAAAGGCACACTGGAGCTACTAGACAAGCCACAAAATCAGCACACTTACGCACCTTTTGACATCTTTGCAGTTGAGGACAAAGATTATGAGGAGTCCGCAGGAGAGGGTAATCTTGTCTTTGTACAAGTGCTATCTGAGTTTACTTATAACGGAGAGGACGTTAAAGCTCTCAAAACTAAAGCGGAGGGAGACTCTAGCTTGTTTGTAGCGACATACGCAGACCTTATCAAAGGCAAAAAAGAGGAGTAGTAATGATTATTAATTTAACAAGTCTTATCCATCTTTTTGGAGATTTAGTTCGCACAGTCGAAATCCATGTTTTTACGCTTTTTGTTTGTTTTGACATCATTACAGGATTTACAAAGGGCATCACCAACAAGCGTGCCAACAGTACAAAGGGGCTCATTGGCATTATCAAGCATTTTTTAGTTGTATTGTTAGTTTATACTGTCTATCCTTACCTCATTTTGCTTGGCGCTAAGCCTTTGGCAGTTGCCTTTGTCCTCTTTTTTATCGCCTGTTATGGCATTTCAATCGTAGAAAATTGGGGTCAATTAGGTTTGCCAATGCCAAGTTTTGTCAGATCATTTTTTGAGAAGCTCAAGCGTGACACTGATCAATTTGATATTGCCACGATTAAAATTGATAAAACAGGTGTTAAACTCGAGGCGTCACAAGTTGATTTAAAACAAAAAGAAGAGGAGTAAGATGAAAAAAGCAATCACACAACTAGCCGTCATCATAGCTATCATAGCGCTATATTTTCCACTGGCCGTGATTGCTTTGATTCTGGCTCCCTTTATAGGAGAGGATGATAGATGGCATTTTTAGATAACATTAAGCAAGGCTGCTTAGATGGCTGGACTAAGTACAAAATCTTGCCATCCTTGACCGCAGCACAAGCAATCTTAGAGAGCGGTTGGGGCAAATATGCCCCACATAACGCTTTATTTGGGATTAAGGCTGATGCAAGCTGGACAGGTAAGTCTTTTGATACTAAGACGCAGGAGGAGTACCAGCCTGGTATCGTCACGGATATTGTGGACCGATTTAGGGCCTATGATAGTTGGACTGACAGTATTGTTGACCATGGGAAGTTTTTAAATGAAAATCCACGCTACAAAGCTGTGATTGGTGAGACTGACTATAAAAAAGCCTGTCATGCTATTAAAGCCGCAGGTTATGCCACAGCAAATGGATATGCGGAGCTGCTTATCCAACTAATCGAGGAAAATGACCTGCAGGAATGGGATGAAGAGGTCTTAATAAATCAAAAGGAGGAAACGATGACAACCGCAAACGAAATTGTACAATACTGTGTTAACCTCGCAAACTCTGGAATGGGAGTTGATAAAGATGGTATGTATGGCACACAATGCGCTGACTTGCCTTGTTTTGTCGCTAAAAATTGGTTTGGAGTCGATTTGTGGGGCAACGCGATTGATTTATTAGACAGCGCAAGTGCTCAAGGTTGGGAAGTCCATCGTATGCCAACAGAGGCAAATCCACGAGCGGGGGCTACGTTTGTAATGGCTGTTGCCGGACACCAATTTGGACATACGGGAATTGTCATTGAGGACAGCAACGGTTATATCATGCGTACCGTTGAGCAAAACATTGATGGCAATCCTGATGCTTTGTATGTTGGTGCACCAGCTCGTTTTAACACTCGTGATTTTATTGGCGTGATAGGTTGGTTTTACCCACCTTACCAAGTAGACGCAGTCACACAAACCGTCAGCACAGAGCCGCAAACCTCTGACACCATCGTGGAGACACCAAAATCTGGTACCTTTACGCTTGATGTCGCAGAGATTAATATTAGACGTTGGCCAAGCCTAGCCAGTGAAGTAGTAGGTAGCTACAAACAAGGAGACACTGTCAGCTTTGACAGCGAGGGTTATGCCAATGGCTACTACTGGATTAGCTATGTTGGTGGCTCTGGTATGCGAAATTATTTAGCAATTGGTCAGACTGATAAAGATGGCAATCGCATCAGTCTCTGGGGTAAATTAAATTAGTGTAACCGACATCAATGTCGGTAGCAAAAAATTATGGAGGTAAAGCTCCTTTAGATAAGACAACCGCCCTCGCATTTTGCGGGGGCGGTTTTTTTCGCAAAAAACTTCGCATTTATTGACAAAAAGCTCAAGGCGTGTCATAATGAGGGTGGTTATAGAAGATAAATTTCGTTCATTTATCCTCCTTTCTAACCCAACGTCCTCGTTGTTCGTTGAACCCGTAGTGATATGGGCGTATGACTGAAAGCACATCATACGGCTTGGCAGAGCTTAAGAACTGTTCTCTTGCGATAAGCCTAAGAAGCACAATAGAGAGTTAGAGTTTTGCCCCTCTAATCGTTAGCCCTGACCGGAGGATATTTCCGGTCCGTGCTTTTTTATTTTGTAGAAAGTTTTTTGATAGTGGAACTCAAAGAAATAGTTAATGATTATGAGCTAAATTTTTGTGGAAAAAGGTGTAAAGTTGAGACTAATTTTAAACATTTACCCGAATTTATGATTTTATTTGATATAAGAGATTTGTATCATCTTCTAGGTATTCACAAGTTGAAAACAAAGTATCGCGCAACAAATTGGGTTGAAGCTGTGAAAGCAGATGTTTTCCTCTTATCGAATTATTCAAAGCATCCAAATTTTAGAGAAGTTCTTCCTAGAGTTGGTAATTATAATTTTTTATATGAGATATTCTATCAGTTTAGAGTTAAAATCTGTATTTTAGATAAGGATTTAACTAAAAACACAATGAAACTGAGTGTTGTTTTTTATAAAGACAACAAGAAGAAATTAGTAGTTGTAGGATTAAAAAGAGATGAGACAGGGGTCTTTAGGCCAGCTACGTTGCATGAGAGTCGAAACAACCCCTACAAGCGAATTAAGCATACTGCTATAAAATCAATAACTTGGATTTAGAACATACCTTTTGTGCTGATCGCCACTGACACTAGCGACTCTTGCTTTTTTATTTGTTGTGTGTTAGTATATAGTTATCATCCATAAAATATAAAAGCTATTTTTTCCCAGCCTATGTGGGCGGGTTTTTTATTTGCCTAGAAATAATCAAAATGTTATTATAAATTAAAAATCAAAGGAGGCATATTATGTCAGAAGAAAAACTAAAAGCAAAAGTTGAACAAGCTTCAGGTAGCCTTAAAGAAGGAGCTGGTAAGCTAACTGGCGATAAAGAGTTAGAGGCAAAAGGATTTGTTGAAAAAACAATTGCTAAAGGTAAAGAACTAGCAGATGATGCCAAAGAAGTAGTCGAAGGGGCAGTAGACGCTGTCAAAGAAAAACTAAAATAAAAAAACAACCGCTCAGATAATTTCTGGGCGGTTTTTGTGTGTCTAAAAATTTTTTGAAATCTTAGTTTTCTTCTTCTTCGGTAGTAGTATCGTTATAAACTATTTCTTCTGAATCATCCACAGAATTTTCTATTTCGTCTGTTGTAGAATCTTCAATATTATCAATTTCACTTACAGGGCTTTCTGTTAAGAGTCCGCCCTTTTCATAATTAATATTAAATCCATCAGCGGTGTTGAAAACACGAACAGTTTCATTAATTACTCCATCGGAAGATAAAGCAGATACTAAAACTGATCTTGCTAATAACTCAGCCCCCTGATATTCAGGGATGGCACTGTAGAATACATAAACATCAGGATTCTTAGTGATATGGCTTAAAACTTTTTTCTCAATATATTGCATCCCACCTTTACGTGTCCCCACATTTTGCATTTGAGTTCCAGTAATAGCATTTTTCCGTATGGACTTTCCTCCAAGGCTATCGGCAAAGAGATGGCTACGTACAAATAAGTGACTGTTGTATTTTTTACCTTTTAATGTTGTTAACACTACAGGTACATTGTTGGTAACTTTGTATGACTTAGTACGTCTTGAATCATATTCTTTCTCGCTAATTTCTTCATTATCGGCTCTATTATAAAATCTGAACCAACCGCTTGGTTCGGGATTTGTTTCCCATTTTTCACGGTATCCTTTAGACATGTCAATCATATCTTTTGTGACAACGCCGTAAGCGCCTGTTGAACGTTTATAGCCATCTAATGGGTTATAAACTACATCAGATACGGTTACTCTTTTTTCGCTTGTACCTTGTCCTTTATAGACTCTCTCGGTTGTTTTATATATCTTAGGAAAAGCAGATTGGTCAATGTTTGACTCACCAATTACAGTATAATAGTCTTTATATTCACCATAAGTCTGATTTACTGAGACTGTTTTAGCTAAGACTGTATTGTGATGATAAGGGGGAATTGCCATCACAGCAAATGATGCGAATGCTGCGACAATTATTCTGACGAGAAAGTTTCTGAGCTTTTTAGACATATCCATGTCCTCCTTTTGTTATTTACAGATTAAGTATACCATTTTAAATTAAAAAAATATGAAATTAATAAAATTAATTTATAACTAACAGCACACTAAATTTTCTTTTTATCTAATATTCGTCAATAGTTAATAAGTTAGTTTGTCATAAAATAGATGTTATTAAATTTTAAATAAGTTTTAAATCTAACTATATTATTTCCTGTAAAATACGAATAATAAGATAAGGAGGGTATTTATGCTAACATACGATGAGTTTAAGCAAGCTATTGATGACAGATATATCACAGGACATACAGTGGCGATCGTGCGCAAAAACGGACAGATTTTTGATTATGTGTTGTCGAATGAGAAGATAAGAGATTGGGAGGTTGTGACAGAGGAGAGAGTAGAAGATGTTTTGGATGAATTAGACTATATTAAATGA